GTTCACTAATGTTATAGTTATTGTAGATCCTGATCCTGCATCCTCGGATACTATTAATGATTTTACAACAGCTGTCTTAAAATTAGGCACCGTGTATAATACGGTTAAATCTGTTGTCGTTAGATCTGCTTTTTTATTTATAAAACTATTAGCCATTATTGTAAAAAGAAGTTAAATGCTTCTACTTCGTCCTTTAATTCCTGTTGAAATGTTGTGTTTAATTTTTCTACGATCGCATCAAGATCTCTGACCTGTGCTTCTGCTGTTGACAGCTCATACTCTTCACTTGGTCTTGTTAATACCTGTACTATCTTTGCCATTATCTACGTCCATCTGGTTGTGTGTCTAATCTAAAGGTTCCTAATTTCCAACTCTGACTAGCTGCTGTGTTCTCTACTTTTAATGCTATTGCTCTTGCTCGTGCACGTGTGTCTACCTTTTGAGTAGATGATGAAACTGTAAATGGACCAAGTGCTGAGCTAGCTTGACTATCATTCGGAAAATTTCTTAATTGTAATGTTACCTGTGTATTACCTGTCTGTGATATGAAATCAGGTATAAATCTTCTTATCTTCATTATAAACTCACCATCTCCTCTAAATGTTGCAATACCAGTCTGTTGTCCTGTTGCAGCTCTCTGAGCTGTAATATCAAAATCTCCCGAAGATATATTTGCAAGTATGGCAGTCGTTGCACCACCCTGCACCTGATCTGTTCCCGTCTCATGTTGATAGTATATTGTTCTACCCTCTGTGTTGCCCACGACATCAAAAGATGAATCGTTACCTGCAGTGTATTCTGTTGCATGTGGGCTACCAAATACTGCAGAGTCCTCCCACATTGTTCTTGCAAGTGTGCCGACAGTCCATACTGGTCTCTGTGGTGATGAATCAAAATAATTATAACAGACCATTCTATTTACGACACTAGATCCGGTCGTTGGATAGAACCACATGACCTCACCAAATAGATTGTTTAAACCTGCTGATACCATCTGGTTACCAGATTCTAGATTTATATTATCATAAACGTGATCCTCTACCAGACATGGTAGTGATTCTAATTTACCAGCGTATCTAAAAAAACCATTCTCTGACATCCAATACGCAGAACCATCAACCTCAACACATGCATTCTGTCCAACAAGTCCACAGTGTGTTCCAACCTGTGCGAAAGCAAACGTGAAAGGTTGACCAACAAAACGCATGGTAAATAAAGCTGTGTCGGTCCAGACAAGAATAGAATCTCTACCTCTGATTGCTCCTCTGATCTGTGATCCGTCGGCCAATCTCTGTGTGCCGGCTGTATTGGTTGCTGTTGGTGTGTATGTATTAATATCCTCCTGATCAGAGAATCTTATAAACATGTCATCCTGTGTTGATGTATCACCAATCGTTGTCTCTGTTCCAAAGAATACCAAGTGACGATCCGGTGTGGATACCAA